TCCACCGCCGCCCAATCCTCCGGCTCCGCCTGCTGTTCCCCAAGAACCTCCGCCCCCCCCGCCGCCGTAATAAGTAGATGATCCAGTAATGCTGGATTGTCTTCCGTTTCCACCTGCTCCGGCGCTTACGCCAGATACACCAGGATTGCCTACTGCGCCCGCACCACCACCACCACCACCGCCAGCGTTACCTGCCCCATATTGGTAACTAATACCTCCGGCATAGCCCTGTCTAGCTGCAGGAATTGCGACAAAATTATTCGGGGTCCAGTTGTTCCCATTTGGACTAGTGTCCTTCCCTAATGTGCTGGCAGTATTGCTGGAGTTATCAGCGAACAAAAGGTTGAAGCCATTGGTGCCATAACTGCCGGTGTATGTTTTTGGTATGAGTTGCCCAGTAGTGGCATCGGTTTCGGTGAATGACGATGGGGTAAGTGCTTGGCCGTCGATGAAGTGAATGTTGGTTAGGTAGCCGTCAAAGTAACGGGTAGAAATCATAGAATTCCTGCCGATTTCATGTATTGCTGCTTGGTTGATTCCGTAATCCTGGTTTGTTATTGTACTTCTATTGTCAGTATTAAAAGCTGTTACCTCGGTTCCGTTTACATATAGTTTTGCTTTGTCAGAGTTAGTCCCTGCCGTGGAGTCGAAAGCAAAAAGAATATGCGCCCATGCTCCAGGATCACGATAAACCGGAGTTGAGTTTAGGATGTTAATAGATGATCCTAATGTAAATACACCATTGTTTTCATAATAAATAGCCAAGAATCCTGTGGCGCTGTTAGTTGCCCCACCGCTGAATAAAACTTGATCAGTACCAGTAGACAAAGAAGCACGTTTTACCCACCCGCTCCACGTCCACGTCTTCCTGTTCCCCGCTACTGCCGGGACCCTAGACAAGAAACCACTGTCACTACTGTTGAATCTGAGACTACGCTCTATCTGCAAACCACCAGCGGCGGCTGCACTTTTTAAGAGCAGTGGATTAGCACTTCCAGGAATCATTAGCTCAAGTTGCTGATAAGGGTGGCAGTAATTTTAGTACTTGACTGTGATGCGTACACCAGGCAGTCAACTGCTCCTGCTGCGGTGCTAAGTGTTGGCGCAGTGCCACCAGTAAAGTCCCACTGCGAGCCGTACGCTAATGTGCGGCTACCGGTGCCATCCTGCGTAATCCAGATGCAACCAGATTGCCCAGCAGTTTGGTTCGATGGGTTAGCTAATGTGCGGTTGCCGCCGAGTGTAACTGAGAAGTTATTGGCTGCCGCAAAATCTGCGGTGATCGTTGCCCCATCGGTCAGGGCTGTAATCGCCCCCCGCTGAGCAACGGTGAACGACTGAACTACGCCAAGGCCAGCCAGGGTGGTGGTGGCATCCGGCAGCGTAACGGTACGGTCGGCGGTTGGCTCGCAAGCAAACGTCAACTCAAACGCATCGGCGGTGGTGCCCTCCAGCGTTAGGGAACCGCCTATGTAAACGCTGCCATCAAATGTTGCGGCACCTGTTACGTCCAGGGTGCCTGGTACGTCTACGTTGTCGGTCCATTCCACGCCAGTACCGGCGGCGTCGGTCTGCAGCAGTTGGCGGGCGGTGCCATCGGCTAGTTTGCTGACTGCAATCTCGGCGCTGGCGCTGATGTCGCCATCGACGATCACATTGGATGCAATCGCCGCCACGCCTGCGTTGGTGATCGTTACATCACCGCTCATCGCAACGCTAGTGGCGACGTTGCTGCCATTACCAACCAGAATGTTGCCGCTGGTTAGTGTGGCGAGCTTGCTGTAGGCAATCCCAGCGCTGGCGTTTATATCTGCATTAACAATGCTTGCATTACCGCTGACAATTACGTTGCCCGCTTGATCAGGGAATACGATGGCGCGGTCAGCCGTTGGGTCCGTTGCCGACAGATAAGTTTCAAATGCGTTAGCGGTGCTGCCTTCAAAAGCAAACGTGCCAGCAGTGCCAATTAGCAACTCGCCGGTCATGGTACCACCCGCAAGCGGTAGTTTTTCTGTATCTAATTCTTCAATTGCAGCTTGTACGTTACTAGAAGCAAGGCTGCCAAAAGGCGTAAATGATACTTGGTTTGCGGTTACAGTTGTAAAAGTTTGTGAGATATCAATTTCTGTCCATGATGTGCCATTAGATAAGATAATATCTGGGGGGTTCAATGCTGCGTGAGGCGCATTGCCGGTAGTAACTGTACCGCCTGTACTTACTACCACATAATATCTAGAATTACCAACAGATGCCGCTGGTAAAGCCGCGCCGATAGTAAGGCCAATGGCAGTCCCCTCTGCAGTTACGGATGTAATAAGGCCCGTGCCACTACCTGTAGAAGCATTAAATGTACCAGCAAATACAATCTCACCAACGCTAATACCAATTGGTTGGTATACATTGCCGTCGTACAAAAAAAGATCTTTACTGAGCGGGTTGAAAAAGAACTGCCCAATACAGTCAGCGGTTGGCGTAGTATCTCCAATTTTGCTGATAGCGTAATTAGCCAACTTAGCGCCTGTAATTGTATTAGCTGCAATACGCGCAATATCCAAACTGCCGCTTGTGATTTGTGATGCTGCAAGGTTTGGTATATCACCTGCTGATAGTACCGTGCCAGCAGTTGCAATGCCTTTGCTATTTATTGTTACTTTTGTATATTGACCAGCGGCAATACCAGCCTGAGCTGCAAGCGAGATCGTGCCAGTAGATACGGCAAAATCACTACCTGCGATAACACCACCTAATGCTGCATTGGTCGCGGCAGTTACAGCTAAAATGCCGTTACCGTCTACGGATAAACCTGTCCCAGGTCGTACTGCGCCTCTAACACTACTGGTAGCAATAGGTAAATCAGCGCCAGCTAAAGCAACCGTGCCAGTAATATGCCCTTGGGCGTCATAAGTAAAGCCGCTTGTTGTGCCAGCCGTGATGCTACTGGTGTGATTTAGTACGCCGCCGCCTGTAACGCTAAGCCCGGTGCCGGGTGACATTACGCCAACGGTGCCCGATACTGCAATTGGCAAATCCGCTGCTGCTACTGCTGCACCAACAGTTACGTGGCCTCTGGTATCAACCGTGACTTTTGTGTAGGTGCCAGCCGTGACGCCACTGGTTGCGTGTTCAAGGCTGCCGGTGCCTGCATTCCTGGCAATCGGGCTGGTAGGTGCTACCAGTTGCAGATTGCTAGAGCTAACCGTTACACCGCCAGTAGCTGGGATGGTGCTGGTATCCAATTTGGCAGCAGTTACCGTGCCATTCGTAAGGTTGCTGCCATTGATGCCGCTTAAGTTGACTTTGGCTACTGGTATTGACGCGTCGTCTACTAATGCAGCGCCTTGCTGTACTAAATTCTTAACTGTAATTTTCTTGGTGTCACTACCTGCAATGGAAAATACTGGCAACACATCTGCTGCTGCTGGCGTTGTCTCAGCAGTTAGCTGATCTATCCGCTGGTTAGCCATTTAAAGCTCCTCTCCGAGTTCTAGAATGTCACCATCAGCGGTGCTTAGAACCAGTCTATCACCCGCAGAGTTAAGCAACAGGTCAGCCCAAGTGACAGTTTGCACTCGTAGCTTGATTTCGCCAGTAGTAACAAACGTAAATCGGCTTTCAATTATATCACCAGCAGTGCATTGGATAGCTGCATTAGTCATCACACCTTGAATTTCGTACCACACTGAATCGTTGCTGGCATTGACGCCTTGACCCTGGCCTTCAGTTAAGATATAAAGATTAGCTTTAAAGTCACTGCCAAATTGTTGACGCAGTAATAGATTATGCAGATACACTGCAATTTCAGTCTGTCCTGCGGTTGCATAATCAAAAATACAGTCGATACTGCCTGATCCAGTGATCAAGGTGCTGTATTGATTCCTAAATTCATCGCCTAAACTAGAAGTATCAACAGCCTCACGGTCAGTTGATAACTCAAACCGTATAATATTTGCTAATATCCTTGGCACTGAATTAAGGATTTTGCAGCTAACAGCAACGGCAGCGCCGGGTGTTGCCAATGCAACTCTGTTGTTTGATGTGCCAGCAATAGCATCAGAGTACGTATTGTATAACCGCAACCCGCCAAGCTGATCTACATTGACAAACCAGTTGCCTTTTGTGTATGCCCACCCCGATATGAATGAAAGCGTAGATGCACTACTAAATTCTACAAAATCACCTGTTACAAATGCACCAAAACTAAAATCAAAGCTAAACATTCCCTTGCTAACATTAACGTTTGCAGGTGCTATTGTTCCTGCAATTACATCACCACTATCCCTGATAAGTTCTACATTACCTGCATTACCTAGGTAAACGGTCATAGCGTTACGCCTGTTGGTGCGCCAGTAAATTGGAACTGGATGCTGGCCTGCATTACTTCACCGACAGCACAACTTAATTCTGCACTGGTAATGATGCAACTACCTTGAATAAGCTTGGTGCCCCAGCCAAGCTTGATAGCTAGTATGTCAGACTCACTAACTACAGCAGTTTTTACCACACGCTCTAGCAATGAAACCGGTGCATTGTCATAATAAAACACAGTGGCACTACCGCTTATGGTTCTAAGCCCCGGAACATAGCTGCGGTCACTTTCGGTTAATACTGTGGTTTCAAGCGTATCAACCGTGGAACTTATGCTCCAGTTGCTGACCTTAGCCACCTGAGTGCCGTTATAAGTCAATGTGCCGTCTTTGCCGCTGTAATAAGTCATGCGTCAAGCACCCCTGTTAACTTAATTGTAACCGACATACGACCAGGCTTTACACTGTTGAACTGTGGCGGCTCAGCGTAGCGATACTGCAACCCAAACGGGGCTGCTGAGAATCTATTGGTGCTGCTGAGTGGTGTAATGCCTGCATCAAAGCTGGGATTACCACTTTTGCTGGTGCTACCCAGGCCAAACAGACCTAATGTGCCACGGCAATTAGCGTAATGGTCATGGATTAAAGCTGCATCGGCATCGCTGATATTATCAAACGATAGTGATAGTTCTGTATTAGTGCGCCTGTTGCCATATTGCACACGGCTTTCCATGCCGTTCTGTGCTGTGAACGTAGTACCTGGAAAATCGCCTGCATTTAGCGACCTTGAGGTAGGTGCAATACTAGGAAAAACCGGACCGACAAAACTCATTGCTCGTTTTGCACCTCAAATAAGCTTTCAGCTAAGTTTA